GGAAGACATCGACGCACTTTTACAAGGCGAAGATCTTTCTGAAGAGTTTGTCACTAAGGCAACTACAATCTTCGAAGCAGCAGTCAATTCTAGAGTTACTGAAATTGCAGAAGAACTTCAAGTAGAACTTCAAGAACAATTCTCAGATGCTATTGATCATCTCAAAGAAGAGTTCACAACAAAGATTGATGACTATCTCAACTACATGGTTGAGGAGTGGATGAAAGAGAATGAACTTGCAATCGAATCAGGTCTACGTACAGAAATCGTTGAAGACTTCATCGGTGGAATGCGTAATCTATTCGCTGAACATTACATCGATATTCCAGAAGAGAAAGTTGATGTTGTTAGTGAGTTAGCTGCTAAAGTTGAAGAACTTGAGGAGAAACTCAATGAAGAAATGCATCGTTCTATCCAGTTCAAGAAAGAAATCAATGAACACAAAAGACTAGAGGCGCTACAAACAGTTTGTGAAGGCCTCACGCAGACTCAGGTAGAAAAACTAAAATCGCTCGCAGAGAGTGTTGAGTTTACTACTGATGAAGAGTTCGCTGATAAACTTGAGACACTTAAAGAAGCATACACAGGTACTTCTGGTGTTAAGTTTGGCGAAAAGTCTGCTTTAGAAGAAGGTATTGACGTTGAGGAAGTGAAATCGGAACGTGTTTCACATGACCCACTAATTGATGCCGTCGCTAGATCAATCTCAAAATCTGTTATTAAATAAATAAAACAGACTCAAAACTTAGGAGCATATAAATGTTTTTATCAGAAGAACTCAAACAGAAATGGAGCCCAATTCTTGAGCATCCAGATCTAGAAAAGATTAAAGATCCATACAAGAAGGCAGTCACTGCAATGGTTCTTGAGAACCAATCGCAAGCAATGGCATCCGATCGTGCTAACATGGGCATGCTAAACGAGACAATCTCGTCGCCTGGTCCAGTTAACGCAACTGGTGCTGGTATCTCGAACTTCGATCCAATCCTAATCAGCTTGGTTCGCCGTGCGCTACCTAATCTAATTGCTTATGATGTTGCTGGCGTTCAGCCAATGACAGGTCCTACTGGCCTTATCTTCGCAATGCGCGCTCGTTACTCGGGTCAAGCAGGTACAGAAGCATTCTTCAACGAGGCTAACACTCAGTTCTCTGGTGTTGGTTCCGATACAAACCGCTTCGGTTTTGCTAACAACCTAGTTTCTGACACAAGCACAAACCCTGTTGCATCGTTGACTGCTAACGCATTCACATCTGGTATCGGTATGTCTACTGCTACTGGTGAATATCTTGGCTCTGACAACGGTACTGCAAACACACAGTTTGGTCAGATGGCATTCTCGATTGAGAAAGTTACTGTTACTGCACAGACTCGTGCTCTAAAGGCTGAGTACTCGTTAGAACTCGCACAAGACTTGAAAGCAATTCATGGTCTTGATGCTGAGACAGAACTATCGAATATTCTTTCGACAGAGATTCTTGCTGAGATCAATCGTGAAGTTATCCGTACCATCTACACAGTTGCTAAGCCAGGCGCACAGTTCGGCACAACATCTGCTGGTACATTTGACCTAGACACAGACTCTAACGGTCGTTGGTCGGTTGAGCGTTTCAAAGGCTTGATCTTCCAAATCGAACGTGATGCAAACGTTATTGCTAAAGAGACTCGTCGCGGTAAAGGTAACGTCATGATCGTTTCGTCTGACGTTGCTTCTGCAATGGCAATGGCTGGTGTTCTTCAGTATACACCTGCGCTTTCGGCAGACCTACAAGTTGACGACACTGGTAACACATTTGCTGGTATGTTACATGGTCGCATCAAAGTGTACATCGATCCATACTTCGGTGGTTACACAAGCAACCAAGAACTTGTTACAGTCGGTTACAAAGGTTCATCGCCTTATGATGCTGGCTTGTTCTATTGCCCATACGTTCCTCTACAAATGGTTCGTGCAGTTGACCAGTTCACATTCCAACCAAAGATTGGATTTAAGACTCGTTACGGCATGGTTGCAAACCCATTTGCAGGCGGTACAAACGTTGATCTCGGCCAGTTGTATGCTAAACGCAATACATACTACCGTATTTTCCGCGTTCAGAACTTGATGTAATTTTGAGTAAATCACCATCAGAGTGATTTTAAAGAGGAGCAGAAATGCTCCTCTTTTTTGTTCTTTAATCTTGTTACATTTTTATTAAGGAGTTCAAAATGTTAGTTCAATTAGAAGTAAACGGTTTAACAGTTGGCGTGTCTTTGGATGAAGGCGATAATATTGATTCCGCGATGGAATTAGTTGCTCGTATTAAAGAGTTGGCAGAAGAGTTGTCTCTATACGATGACGTTGAAGTCTATATCGCTTCTCCTATTGAAGAAGAGGAAGAAGAGGAAGAAGAAGGCGAAGAAGAATAATATTTTTTAAGTAGGAGTAAACGAAATGGCAAAAATGGAAGAAAATGAAGTTGTTGTTGAACAAACAACACAAGTTGTTGAACAAACAACACACACAGTAACAGTTTCTATTGCAACTCAACAACACGAATTTGACGGTTCAGTTGTTTCTGGTGGCATTAGAGTCAGTCTAGGCGATTCCCGTGTTCAATTTTTATCTCATGCACCATATGAAGTTGTTTTCACAAATGTTGCATCAGGCGATTATGTTGTCTCGGCAGTTGCGATTGATGTTAACGGCGTTGCATTAAGTGAACCAATTACTGGTTCTGTTTCTATTGCAACAGATGTACAACAACCAGAATTGACAGAAGTTGTCGTACCAAAAGTTATCGTAGACGTACCTGCATCATTGACAGTTACAGTTTCGTAAGCATGATTATTAATTTTGTTAAATGGATAATTAATTGGTTTTGTCCTAAAAAAACTAAAATCGATATTCCAGTAACGATTAAAATTAAAGTTTGAAATGGGAGGGTCTTTTGACCCTCCTTCAACATTATAAATAGAGAATAAAAGGAGTTTCTTCCCTATGAATTCTCTACAAGATATCAACAGTCCATCGTACTCAACGAAACCAAAGAATACAAATCTACTTCAACCAACGAAGTATATTCTATCGTTTCCTGAGATTAATGATGCTGTATATTTTTGTCAATCGGTAAGTGTTCCTGGCGTACAGATGGGTGAAGCGACTCATTTTACACCAAATCTAGACTTGTATGTTCCAGGTACCAAGATGACTTATTCGCCATTTGAAATGACTTTCTTAGTGAATGAAGATATCTCATCTTGGATTCGCATACATAATTGGATACGAGGCATTACAACCGAGATGCAGGCTCGTGAAATAACTTACAACAGAACCAATGCAATCCTTACAATTCTATCTGGATTAAACAATCCAAAGATTAGAGTTAAGTTTGATAGGATCTTTCCTATATCACTTTCTGATTTAGAATTTGACACAAAACAATCAGCAGATGATCACATCGTAGCAAGGGCTACGTTTCGATACGACTTCTTTGACATAGAGGTACTATAGCAACTGGAGATATAATGAGTGAACTTGAAAATGTAATGAAATCGTGGGATGAAGACAGTATAATTAATCCAACTGAACCAGGCAAAGAGCTACTAAAGATACCAGTACTACATAACAAATACGTTAAACTACTAATAAAAAATAAACTATCAGTCAAAAACATTAACTTTGAATATTCTAAACTACGTAGAATTAAAGAAGAATACTATAATGGATCAATCTCACAAGAAGAACTGAATCAGTATGGATGGGAACCATTTCTGCTTAGTTTGAGAACTAAAAACGGAGTAGATAAGTACATAGACTCTGATGAAGAATTGATTAAATTGTTAAAGAGAAAAATGATGGTAGAAGAAACTGTTTTCTTGTGTGAATCAATCATTAAAGAATTGAACAGCAGAACATTTCAATTGAGAGACTATATTTCTTGGGAAAAGTTCATCGGTGGAAACTAAACTCACAGTAATCAAAAAGAATGAATCATATGTGAAAGTTATCTGTGAGAAAGATGTATCTCAAGAACTCTCTGATTACTTCACTTTTACCGTACCTGGTCATCAGTTTACACCAGCATTTCGTAAACGGGTCTGGGACGGTAAGATTCGTCTTTTTGATTCAAGATCTAATCAGATTACACATGGATTACTTTCATATATTGAAATCTTCTGTGAAGAAAGATCAATTAAACTTGAGTATGGTGATCCTAGACCAGAT